TTATTCATGAAACTCCTTCCAAGTATTAATATATTCTTTAACTGCTTCATTATCCGAAAATCCTTTTCCACCATCAATAATATATTTTACGTTTTTCCAGTCCATATACACAGACACAATAGCAACTAAATTTACCAGTTTAACTGGTAACATATTCATAAAAATATCTAAGTAGTAATCTTGATGTTCTTCAGGGCATTTATCCTTAACAACCTTAAAAACAACATATACACATCGCACCATGGAAAATATTGCCATAGATGAATCCTCATCAATTTTATTTATGTAATTTTTAACATCCTCAATTTCGCAAGCTCCTTTTTCATCTATTTGTTTCTCAATAAAAGCCCATATTGCCTCTTCCAATTCACTAACAGCAGCAGATGAGCGGTATTCTTTTCCGTTAATGTTAATAGTAAAACAACTAAACTCCTCTCTTTCTGAAGAGATAAGGTTATAAAAACCGTCTTCAAACCGTTTTAGAAGAACGTCTTTCTCTTGTCTTCTTTCGTCTTTAATTAGTTGCTCGTTTGCTTCTCGTTGAAGTTTCAAGGAATTAATGAGCATAACAATTGTAATGAAGGTCAAGATAGGATTAAGCACACCTCCTACAAAATCCCCGAAAGTGCCCCAATCACCTTTATCATTGGAAAAACCCATCCATTTGCTAGCATTAAAGATATCTAACGGGCTATCCCAATGATTGAAATGAGAAAAGTAAAAATACCATACAATAGCTATTAATATAAGTGAAATAACTTTGATTGAGGGCATCTTCATTTACAATATTTCTCTAATTATATAAGCCTTTAGCTCTCCAATATGATCGCGCAACTCATAAGCAGAAATGGTTATAGGTATAAAAGCGTCTTTACCACCTCTGTTATTCCTATCAAGATTCCTTGAAAACTTATTTTTCTGAGACTGCAATACATGTTCCCAATTAAGATGGTGTCTAAAGGCAATTGAATCTGACTGTCTATCTAATAACAATCGACCAGTTCCTGTTAACATATTAAACCTAGTTATAATAACATTTTCTTCTACTGGTTGAGCAGATTCATGCTCTACATTGATATTGAAGAGCGTCTGCGTATCCATTTTAGCAACAACTAATTTTTTAGTTGGTGTTCTTCTTCTCAGAAGTACATTATATTTTTGTTTCTCAACTGTTTTATGTAAATTCTGTATAGGTTCCTGAATTCTTATCAAAAGTTGTTTTTCAAGCGGTTTAAGACGCTCTACTAAGTCGATTGCTTTCTGGCTCTTAAGATGGTGAGCTATTCCCATTCCTTTAGAGATGTAATATGACATAACATCAAAAAAAACACCCCTGCCAATTTCATTAAATCTTTTTATCTTTTCAGGATCATCAATTCTAAGTTCAAAATTTTGTCCAAACGATCCATCAAATGTATGTTTGAACATATTCCTAAGCCCATGTATAGAGGTTGATTTTTTGGGGACTGAATCATCTAAAATAGTGCTTGTTGTAATTTGGGTGATGTCAGAAGCTCCAGCAAAAACCTTTATGCCGGAATTCATTTCTAATTCTTCAAAATCGTTCTGCCCATGTCCAACCACAACATCCATATCTAAGTTTATCATATGTTACTCTTTCAGAATTATCGTACATTAATTAAACAACATGCTATTTCCTTATATTATGTAGAAAACTTGAGTAGACGGCTATAGACAAATTCATACAATTCTGACTTTGTCTCAAAAACTTGAGTTATAACACTTCCAACGTATGTAACGCACTGAAGCAACTGTTACTTAGAGCGCGTGTAGCCAAAAATCCCCGCTGGCGGTGCTGGTGGGTGGCAAGTTTTGACAGATGCATCCAACGATCTGCACATAAAGTTTTCTAAAGCGGCGCGGTTGACACACTTGACACTTTTTCGCGAAAAACCTTATCAAACCTTAGCATTTCTAAGCATAGCAACTTGACACTTTTCGCGATTTTTTCGGCTTTTTGACGTGGTAAATCTGGCACAAACCCAGTAATGGCGGGGCTTACAGCGAGGTTGACACTTTTTCGCGTTCAGAGTGTAAAGTGTCAACCTGGCAAGCTGCTCAACTTGACACTTTTTGATGTCATTGATGGTCTGATTTTTCCCATTCAGCCAGGGCGTTTAGCCCGGCTTCACTCCATGATTCCAGTTCATCGGGATAATCACCTGCAACATAGCAGAGTTCGCAACGCAGCATACGAATTGCCAGCCTGGCATTACCTCGCAAATTGTATTGTTCAAAGTAATGCTGCCCGTCGCAATCCTCAAGGCAGATAGCACCATCATCAAGAAAGTGCACTTCCCAGCCTAATTCCCCGGCTGCATCCAGCACACGCTGCTGTATGCCCTCGTCCGTTGCTGGCGCAGGAATTTTACCGCCTCTGGCCTTAACTGCTTTCCAGAACTCGCCCCACGTCATTTCCAGCGTTCTCTCTGGCCACATTTCAGAAACTGTGTCTTTTCCCTGTGCAGGTGGGCTGTTCCGCTGCTCTGTCGCTTCCACATCGATTTTTTTACCGGACATGACCACTTCGCCTTTATCGATCCAGTCGTAAACTGTCTGGCGGCTTACGCCTTTGTGTTTGGCATATTCTGCCTTACTCATCAGCATTATGACTCACCCTTCTTTTTCCAGTTGAGCCAGCCGCCCGGATATTTCTTCCAGTTTTTCCAGGGCTGGCTTGCAGGCCGCATCAATAACGTCCCGGACCATTCCGGCAAGCTGTTCTTCTGCTGTCGGCGTTGTTACTTCCACGCCCGATGGTTTCCCGCCCTTATCCCAAACACCAAGCGGCACGAGCGCAACGTGATCGATAAGAAATGGCGTACCCTCAATAAAAAAATTGTCCTCGCCCATTACATCAGGAACTTCAGCCCCACCGGACGCACCACAAAACACAACCGACGGGCTGGTGGATACCTCCCCCCGTGCTTTCTGGATGTAATCGATGATTTCCTGCCCGTAAATCCGGCATACGCCCCACACCTCGTCACCGCGAATATACGGCAACATGACGGTGCCAATAATGCGCGACCGTTCGCCCACGTCTTCAAGGGTTTTGCTTTCGGGATGGTCGATAATGACGGGTACTCCGGCGCAACGTTCCAGGAACTGCGGATTGAGATAAGTTTGCGGTGAACGCCAGACAAATTCTTTTTCTTCGGCGCGGTAGGCCATTCCGGTTCCTGTGATACGCAGGTTAACCAGCCACATGTTGGAAAACTGATAAGGCGACGGTAGCTGTCCGTCCCGAACCTGCTTCGCCGCCTCAATTTCTGTTAAAAGCATAATGTTATCCGGTTATAAGCAATAAGCCCCGCCAAATCCGGCAGGGCTGAACTCAGCACGTTTTTCATGCCCCCGCGAGGCTTGCAACGTTAATTTTGACCAGGCGACGGGGAGGGATTTTGAAGGCGTTCAGCCAGACGTTCGGATCTCCTTGATATTCAGTAATACGACGACCGGCTTCATCCATTCTTACGGTTTTACCCAAATGGCCCGGCGTGTTTTCCACGGCCCACTGAGCACTTTCCTGAGCAGCCTTGTAAATCTGATCTTCCAGCACCGCCAGCGTTGCAGAATCTGAAACGGAACGAATATCCACATCACTGAATTTTTTAGCCAGCTTCTGTGCGCCAATTAATGCACGTTTGCGGTAATCCATCGACTTTTCACCAGCAAACGGGGCCGGAGCGCGACGGCCCATATTGCTGTATGCGGAATCCGCTTTAGCCTGGGCTTCTGCCAGTGAGGATTCATCTTCGACTGACGCGACGATGTTTTGATTCGCGTTATCCTCTTTTATGAAATCCTGTGCGGGGATCGCATTCAGAATTTCGATAATCTCCTGCGGAGTGCTTCCCTGCGACTCTGACAGAGCGTTAACCACCTCCATCAGTTTTAATCGCAAATCTTCTTTGCTTGCTGGCATTTTTACCACCTCTCTTTTTTCACCAAAAAATCACGACCATCAGGCCGGACGTTCTACGGGATAAAGCGCCCGCTGCATTAAACGCCGGGCGACCTCATGAATGCTCGGAGCAATCCCCAGCGGAGAATTGCGGCGTTCCTCGTCCTGGATGCGCTGTAATGCTTCAATCTGATCACGAGCGAGTAAAACGGGTTTCACGCTGGCTTTTCTCATAGTCATATCTCCTGAACAAAACAATGGTTATGATTGCATAAACTGAAATGACGATCTACATCATTGCAATTTATGAAACGATAACGCATGATGATCGCGTTCTTCCCATTGACTTCAATCACCTGAAAAACAAAGCCCGCAACACTTCTGGCTGCGGGCTTTTTACTGGCACAAAAAAGCCGGGAAAAATCCCGGCCTCCGTCACTGACTGCAATTTTTCGATCCAGGGTATTTCCTGAATGCCTTACCATTGGGCTGATGTAATCCCATCCCGGCATGTGCCCGGCTGATGGTTTCGCGCATCTCCCCGAAATTATCCTGCCGTGCTGGTGGGCGTGCTGCCTTGCGGATACATTCCGCGCGACGTTTTGCCGCCTGTTCCCGTGCCTTGTCATCATTCGCCAGCATGATGACCTCAGCCCACCGCGCCGCCGCTCTCCGGTACAGGCCACGCGCTTCCAGTGCTTCCGCTTTGCTGTCGTGAATCATGCGCCTGTTTTCTCCTTTGCTACCCGGCGCTGACGTTTGCGCTTCTCATTCAGCGCCACCAGCCGCGTTTCTGCGTCCTGTTGTTCCTGTGGTGTCACCTCGCCGCACGGCTGGCCTTTCAGGTCGTAGCGTACCCCACCAGCCATTAAGGCGCGGTAATAGCGCGGACACTGTGCATAAGATGCCAGCGTCGCACGCAATGCCCCTGGACCGAATGCCAGCCCCCTGACGGCGAGATCCTGCATCAGGTCGTCGAATATCCCCACCTTAAGCGGCTTCGGTGCTTCCCGGCTGAATAATTCAGGCCACAACTCAGTGAGGCGGTTAATGCGCCTGCGGTTTTTGCGCTGGCGCTTGGTCATATGCCGCCACGGTGTCGCCCCTGTGGGCTTCTGCTGCGCTTTCTGGTTACCGGGCATCACTTTATGCGCCGACGTGGTTTTATCCTGCTCCTGTGCCGCCTGCGTCGTTTTCTGCGGCGTGCCGTAAATGCCTTTCGGTTTTCTGTTAATGGTCAGCTTAGTCATGCTTTGCCCCATCGTTTTTACTGATTGTTTCATGCCCGGCACTTTCATCTACCGGATACCACGCAAATGATCCAGGTTCATCAGAAAGAATGAATTTTGTGTTTGGCAAATACATGCATTCGTAAAAACCATCTTCCTGATGATACGGTGCCATTCCATACTCACCAGTAAGAATCGGTAATATTTCAGAATAAATTTCTGAATCACCAGAATAAAACACATCACAAATCGCCCATGCTGCAATCGGACTATACCAGTCGTTGCCATTATCATTCCTGAATTTTGCCCACCAACCCTGAACCGCTGGCGAAATATTTTTGGGTATAGCTTCAAGAAACATACCCCCCCCTTTGCAACTCTATTTCTATAATTTCGTGATAAAAATTCCAATTATTCACACTATTCCATTTTGATTGTGAACAGTCGTGAATAGTTAGTGAACAGTTTTTTAATAACTGTTCACTATGTTTTTTAGTTTAAAATCATATGGTTATTTTGTTTCAGTGAACAGTTGAACAGTTACCCCCTATAGAATTTAATTTGCAGTGAAAATGATTCACTGTTACAAGTTACAATGCGTTTTAAAAGTTTTAGCCGAAACTGTTCACGGCGTTCATTTCGTCGATGAATCCAGTAATGACGCAGCTTTTAGAGGTGAACACTACTGTTCACCACTGTTCACCACTGTTCACTTTTCATGGATTTTTGGCACAGCGGGTAACCATTCATTAGCACTGTCAGCCAGCTCCATGTTGTAGCGCATTCCGACATTGGTCTTTGCCTTCTTATACTCAGCCCCATATTCTTTCATCACTTTTGGGAAATCTTTGCCAAAATTAGTTAGATTTAATGGCTTATCGAAACCATAAGCATCCATATATGCAAGATATGCATGGTAAAGATAAATTCGAGGGGCTCTTGGATATATATTCAGGTTTCCCATGAACATTCCTACAGCTTCACCAAGTTCGACAATATGGTTACAAAAAGCATATAGCGGATCAGTATGGCGTTTTACTTCCATTGCTTCTTCACCATCACGTTGTTCGAGCAGTAATGTTCTTGCTTTTTCGGGATCTGAAAAATTTACCAACAGCCTACGGACTATTACCGGAATTTCCGCTGCAATTTTTTTGGGTAAACATGTGTCCTTGTTTTCTTCCGCTATCGGATTATTGAACTGAAAAATAACCCTACGGCGTGAAATACCTCCCGCTCTTTCTGTAAAAACCATCGGTTTATTATTTGTTATCAAAACAACTGAGCGTAAGACAGTGGTGTATCTTTTTTCATATTTCGGGTTGATTTGCAGAGGATCCCCACCTGTTATAGCTTTAATACCATTACCTTCACCAAAATATTTAGGTTGGTCCGGTAAAATAATCAGACTTTTACCAACTAGTTGCTCACGTCCACCAGCATCATCTAACGCTTTCATATCACTGCCTGCGGTGTTCTGCTCACCCGCCAACATTCTGGCAATTTGAGTAAACATACTTTTACCACTTCCACCTTCGCCAGTTGCTTCAATGAATAATTGCCAGTCGTAGCGATTAGCCAAAACCATAAACAGAGCAGCACATATCCGCTTCATCTTTGATGAATCGTATCCTGCTGCATGTGACAGCCAACGATGAAAATGGGGCGCATGGTCATGAATATTTTCACCAGGCGCAGGTGGCGTATAATAAATTCCATTATGCGAAGTGATCCAGTGCTCTGGTGAATGAGGTAAAAATCTACCACTTGTTATGTCATAAACTCCATTTTCAAAAGGTATTATGGTGTCACTCTGTTCTCTCATTACGGGTACAGATATTTTTAAAGCATCAACCGCATTACTAATTGCCCGCTTACTGAAATTTGTCTTGTTTTTTTCGTAAATTGATACCATTTTACGACTCAACTCCATATCAGATATTTTTTCCCACACTCCAGAACAGTATGCATAAGCAAAATTGTTACCAGGGTGAACAGCTATTTCCTCAAAGCATTCAGCCAAAAGTGAAGCTCGCTCGTTATCCGCCATTCTGGAAAGAGAGATTTTGTGTTTTTTCTCAGTCCTTCCTGACAGAATATCCCCGCGCTCTGCCTGTTCGCGGATCCGTTGCAGGTAATCGCGCCAGTTCTCCGGTTCCCGGTCGGTGATGCCTTTGTATAATTTCGCCTCCTGTACGCCAGCCAGCGCCAGTTTTTCAGCGATAGCATTGATCTGGATTGGTTCGATCTCCCCCGCGAGATAGACACGCGCAAAGCGGCGTTCATCGTCGACAATGCGGATATTCACCAGGTCTGCCAGTTGCTTTGGCCCCAGGTAAACAGGTGGTACGTTATCGCCGTGTTTTCGTCCTTCGCTTTCAATCCAGTGTTGAGCATGGGAGTAAGCGTCCGTCCCGGCAAAAATGATTACCTCGGTGAATTTATCCTTCGGCTGATATTTTAAATTCGGTGCGTTTTTCACTTCTTACCTCCCGCAACCAACATTGCCCGGATTTTTTTAATATTCGTGGCTGCACGTCTCGCCACCGCCTGTTGTTTGTTTTCAACCAGAATAAAATCACGCTCAAACTGACGGCGCGGCATTACGCAGTCATATTCGTAAGCCTCACGGCGGTAGGTGATATTGCCTGGCATAACGTGACGAATAACCACCCGTCCCCCGCGTCTGGTGTCCCGGAAAATATCACCGGGGCGGATTTCAGGCCGAGAGAGGCCGCTGGCAGTAAAGCCAGAATTTTTCTTTTTCATGGTTTTATTTTCCTGTCAGCAGTTCCGGTTTTATTTCCGCACGAATACAAAGTTCAGAAAAAAATTCAGGAGAACCAACAATCTCATTACTTTTCAATCGGCATTGTGATTTCACTTTCCCTTTATCCAGGTAAACCAGTACGCGTCCGGTGAAATCATCTGGCACATTAAGCACTACGGGTACATGCGCTTCATGATTATGCATGGCTTACATCCTCCGTGAATTTTCTTCTGTAACGCGTCTCTGCCACATATTCCGCATAGTCCGACGCAATACTAAGAATCATTTCACCCTCTGACTTGTAGCCACTGGTATTGATAAGAAAATATGCAGCTTTCATCATGTCAGCAACGCTCAACAATGCGCCCGCTGCATCTTCCGGTGCGCCATCAAATTCCCGTTTCAGGGAATTAAAACGATCATCACGCATGTTTCCCCCCCTGAATGACCTGATAACCGCAACTGGTCAGCAATTCGATAAATTCCGGCAATGTGCCGAAACAGTAATCATCACACAGACGTTCGCGGGATACTTCAACGCCGTTTTCGTAGTGACTCACCATACACCCGGTAAAACGCAGATCATCATCGTGATGGCACGTTGACGGCTTAATCAGTCGCGCACGCTCCGCCAGTGCCAGGAATGCTTCAACGCTTCCGGCAATTGCACCATCCGGCAGGTGATAATTACTTACTACGCGTCCATTCTCTACATTGACCAGTAGCTGCCCGGTAAATTTCTCATCAAACTGAATGCTGTTAAGTTCAGAAATAGCCGAATTATGCATGGTGCACCTCCTGCACATCAGCCATGATAATTTTTCCGGCCTTATCCAGTGCCTGATCGGCTTTTAGCTGCACAAATGCTAAATAATGGGAGATGCATTCTGATTCTCTGACTGCGTGTTTATGCGCCACACCAGCGATAGCTGAAATCTCAATAAGTGAATCCATCAGCGTTTTGATAGCGTCTACCGCTGCATCAGGCCATGTTACATTACACATGCTCCACCTCCTGGCGAATACGGGCAGCGAATACCATCACGCAGCCATCAGGGGATTGCTGGCGTGCTTCCTGTTCGCTGGTGGCCTCGATGTGAATTACGCGCGGTTGTGCTGTGCTCAGGGCGATAAAACGCCAGATAAAATTGTTCTCGCATTTCTGAATAAACAGCGTGTTTTCTTCGCGCCCTTTCCATGTTGCCGAGATATAGCCCATGTCATTGAGCATCTCGCAGGCATCAACCAGCGTATCAGCAGCTACGTGTACAGTGTTTTTACCGTCAGCTATGCAATCACGGTGCACCGCCAGGAAGGTGTATATAAATTTAGGGTGAGTTTGGGTATGCTGTGTTCCAGCCATAATCGTTACCTCATTTAACGGTTTGGTTAGACGCCCCGCTACTGCCGCAAACAGTTCGGGGCGTTGTCGTTTACATCCTCTTACTGAGGTGTGATTTAAATTAAATTTAACTGAATCACAGGTCAAGTATTTTTTGTGATTCTTTTTTGTGTATACTGAATCACATCTTTTGTTTAGGAGAATGCACATGGCAAAAAACACTATCAACGACAAATCAAAACAGATTTCAATTCGTATCCCACATGATGCTTTTGAAGGCATGGAATCCGTAAAACTGGACGGTGAAAGCAACGCCGGATTCATAGTAACCGCCATGCGCGGTGAGATCGCCCGCCGCCAGGCAGAAGGAAGCGGAGAAAATCCCCTAGTTTCTTCGCTCGATGCGCTGGCGCAGGTGGAAAAAATCGGAGTCAAAGCTGCCGAGGAGATCGGGCAGCTCGTCACCGTCGCACGTGAAGAACTCCAGCGCCGCAAGGCCAAAGAATCAGAATAATAACTATCATCGCCGTGGTGTGAGGAACTCCGGCGCATTGCTTTACAGGTACACAGAATGACCAACAAAGAATCAACCAATACACCATCACCGGCACGGAAAAGACGGCGCAGAAAGATAGAGCATGAATCAGAAAGATTCGCGCCATGTGCTTTTGCCCTTGAGCAATTCCTTAAAGAGTACAGGCGCACAAAAATGGGATCGCATACCTGGAAAACATCGCGGCATGGCAATGTTAAAGAGCATGAATAGCCCACCAGCAAGCCAGCACACTGATCACATTGCCCACCAGCCGCAAATCTGGCATTGTTGGCAATGTGTTCAAGTGTGTAGCTTTCCCACTGGTGGCCCTCTGCAGTCGCCTTTGTTTTATCCAGAACGAAATCAGACATCAGATTGATCAGCACCTGGTGACCTGACAAAATCGCATCAGTCGCGCCACCAGCAAAATTTTTTGCTTTCCGGACAGCGTGGCTAACGGCATTTTGCAGCAAAATATTCTGCATTTCTGGCGTACTGTAGTAACAGTGATCAGCGCCTTCACTCTGTGCGACCACAACGCTATAATCTGCCCGAAAGGCAGTAAACAATATGGCGCAGTAAGCGATTTGTTCACAAAGGCGCTCCGGCAACGGGGCGCTTTCTCTTTTTGTAACGGTCAGAGCGTTACACATGGCTGTTTTCCTCCATGCGACGGGCTAACCAACGCTGCGAAAGACGAATTAATTCAGCTTTCCGCTGGTGGTAGTCCTGGCCTAACTCAATCAGCGTGATATTGCTCTGCTCAAGGTAAGAAAGGTGCTCAAGCTGCAATGTGCTCATGTGGTCGCGTGGTTCGCCTGTGATGCCGTTCGCCTGCGCCCACTGTTTTGCAGTCATGCCACCCAGCACGATACGCGCCAGCATATTGGCTTCCGTGGTGTAATGGTGCTGGAGCGTGTTTTTACCCAGTTCAGCCCGGTACGCCTCCAGCGCGGCACACATTGGCTTAAAGTAGCTGGCAACGGTGATACGGGCTTTCAGTTCCCGGCGTAAAGCTGCGGAACGCACTGGCGCTACCTTGTGTAGCTCCTCCTCGCATTTGATGAAGTACTGGCGAACGGCGCGGCCCTGTTCGGTGCGTTCGACCATCGCCAGTTCTTTTGCCATGTTCACGGTAATGATGTACTCAAGAGCTGTTTGCTGGCGAGATTTTGCGCTCACCGGATCGGGTCGGCTCAAATATTCAACAACCTCATAATCCACGCCTTCCGTGAAGCCGTATTCTTCAATGCGCCCCTTGATCCACGAACGGAAAACGCGACCTACACCTAACGCCTTATGCAACGCTCTGGCGCTAACAATATTGGTTTCACACCCGCCAATAATGCCGGAAATAACCGGGATAATTTCGCCGAAATTTTGCAGATTCTGGTTTTCAGGCCGAACGAAGCCCCGCCCCTGTACGGGCGTTTTTGGAAATTTCATAAAAACTCCTGCTATCGAATTAAGTTACTTTTATTTGCTGGTGGATAGCTGGGGGCAATAGCCCCGTAGCCATTTAATCAGGTAGCTGTTCCGCGTGATTCCGCAATACGCTGATTAATCCACTCGTCAATTTCACTCTCAACGAAAGCAATAGCTCGCGAGCCAATTTTAACTGATGCAGGAAATTTACCTTGCCCCATAAGGCGATAAATCCATGCCTTGCTATATCCAGTTCTACGCTGAACTTCTGTTAAACGAATAAGCGTATTTGACATATATTTACCTCATAACGTCTACTCAATTTGACGAGGTAATCATGGCACAGAAATAACGAATATTTTCATACCCTCAGGCCTAATGGTTACCGGAAGGAAATCTACCCTAAGGGTGATGGTAATCGGGAGGAAATCTACCCTAAGGGTGATGGTAAAATTGACGGGGAAGATAAAAAAATACCCTCAGGGTAACAGTAAATCACCCTCAGGGTATGCGGTATGGTGCGTTAATCCGGCTTTGCGTTCTTTTGGCTGTTGTCTCGGTTAATAGGGCAGGCAGTCCTCTCTATGAGCGTTGCAAGTGCATTACTTGCCCCCCACTGCTTAAGCTCCCTGGTTATCGCTTCTTGATTTCCCCTGGTGGCAAAATCATTTTCTGGATCGTAATTGGCCCACTCTCTGTTTCTAATCTCAATAGCCTTAGCTAATGGGTCTTTATCCCAGTATTTATATAAGTGTATCGGGCGCTCTTGCTCTAACTGCTCTATCCTTGCCCTTAACTCTGCGTTTTCTTTTTCCAGCATTGCGATTTGGGATAATAAATCATCCTCTGTACGCAACTCTTTCTTTTCAATATCGCGTCCTTGTGCCTCGTCATTTTCAGAAGAGTTAGCGCCTTCCAGCTTCGTTAACGCGTCAAGGACATCGGGAAAAATTGCGAAAATTTCACCCCTTATAAATCCAATGTTCTCAAATTCGGGATCTTCCCAATAACCGGACACCAGAAAACCATTTTCATCCCTCTCACCAGGTAAACAACCACGTTTCCGAACCGCATTCAGATTTCTATAAAGAACATCATTATCAAATTCATCCCGATACGGGTTACAAAAAGATTCCAACAGCTTAAATTCATTTACTGTGTACAGGCGGATATGTTCTCCGCTTATTCTCCTGAGTATCCAAGTTATGACATCTGAAACATCATAATCATCACCAGCGACCTTAAGCACGACCTCAAGAAATTCACGTAAAGAAATAAAATCTTTTTTGTATTCGTTTAATTCGGCATGAATATCAATCATACGCACACCTCAGCGTCCTCTACTGTAGTGGCTGTACCAGTCCGTCGAGGTGTACGGATTTTCGGGAGCGACCCTAGACACAGCCTTTTCTTTCGTCGCTCAAAGTCTACTACTGTATACTCAACCAGTCACCCGCATTTTCCGAACTCACCATGCACCACATTTCCGCCATGCTCGAGCGAATCCATATAATCAGCGTACCACTGAAGCATTTCCCGCCGCCCATCCAGATATTGCGCATGGTTGTATGTGCCACGAATTGAGTTTTTATCGACGTGCGCAAGCTGTGTCTCTATCCACGCGGTGTTATAGCCCTGCTCATGCAAAATGGTGCTCATAGTGTGCCGGAAGCCATGACCAGTAACCTTTCCGTTATAGCCGATGCGTTTAAATACTTGGTTTATGCTAGCCTCGCTCATTGTTTTCCTTGGATCATTACGGCCGGGAAACATAAGCGGATAATTGCCAGTTAGTTCTTTAATCTGCCCAATAAGCGAAAGAGCCTGCTCAGACAAAGGCACTACATGAGGGCGACGCATTTTCATCCGTGAAGCAGGTATCTCCCAGATAGCCTTGTTGAGATCGATTTCATCCCATAATGCACCGCGCAGTTCGCCAGTCCGCAAACCGGTGATAATCAGTAAACGAGCCGCCATAACAACCAATGCACTTCCTGAGTAACTGGACAATGCCTTGAAAAAATCAGGTAATTCTTTGGCTGTGAGGAAAGGATAATGATTAGATTCATGACCTTGCATCGCGCTGGTGAGATCCGGTGCAGGGTTATACTCAGCACGTCCAGTGACAATTGCATAGCGGAAAACTTCCCCACATCGCTGCCTCACTTTTTTGGCTTTTTCGGTAGCACCGCGCCCCTCGATGCGCCGCAGCACATTCAGCAGTTCAAGTGGTTTGATTTCGGCGATTGGTTTTTTGCCAATGTAAGGGAACACATCTTTGTTAAAGGCTTCGAGGATGTCTGAAGCATAACCAGCAGACCATTTTTTTAATTTGCTGCTGTGCCACTCAAGGGCAATATCTTTGAAGGTGTTGTTTAACTGCGTTTCCCGGGCAATCTTTTCCTCTCGTTTCGCTTCCATCGGATCGATACCCCCAGCGATACCCCTTTTAGCTTCTTCACGTTTTGCACGAGCATCAGCCAAGGTAACTTCAGGATACACACCTAGTGCTAACAGCTTCTCTTTACCAGCTACACGATACTTGAAGCGCCAATATTTTCCTCCACTAGGTTTTACCAAGAGATACAGACCACCACCATCAGCCAGCTTGTAAGCCTTCTCTTTTGGCTTGGCAGTGTCTATTTGACGGGCATTGAGTTTCACTTGGGGGTACCTCCACTAAACCGAACAGCAAATACCCCCAAAAGTACCCCCAATTGACTGTAGATTTTGGAGTACTTAAGTAGACGTCAAAAGACTAAAAGGGGCGCTAACATGCGGATTATAAGAGGTTTTTAAATACTTGAGTAGACTTGGGGAGACATTAGAATGGTGCCGATAATAGGAGTCGAACCTACGACCTTCGCATTACGAATTATAAGAATCCACTTCTAATTCAAAGCATTACCCCATCAACACTGCGCTCACACGTCCCACCACATCAAAACATGTAAAGCCTTGCAAGCCATTGCGAGGCCTTATGTGTCTCAGTTTTGTCCCACCTTGTATTACGACTTGCATAGCCAATGAAGATAAACGTGACGACAAACGGCGCAGCAGTCTTCTTTTCCTTCATACTTTCCCCACCCAGCATGCATACCTTTATGCCATAACTGAAGTTTATGTCTGTTATGAGCGATGAGCGGAAGTTCACTACTTCATGACTAACATTGAAGTGTCCTAAGCAACGGGGAGCAGCTCAAGGAGTGTGTTAGTGCAATTACACTAACACAGCTACTAAAAATAAAAATACCAAAACTACAGTTATTCTATGCGCCTGGATTGGGTTCGATCATACTCAGCGTTTTTGCTATTTTCTTAATCTCATCATCATTATCCAAAAAAGAGGCGTCTTTTATTACCACAGTACGCTCTTCTTGTAATAGCTCACCTATTTTTTCTTCTATAAAATCTAAGGTTGGCATTATAATCTGGATGTCTCGAGAAAAAGTAGTTTTTGCATCTTCTATACTGTTGAATCCATTATGTATATGAGTGAATATTCTCTTTTTAAACTGTATGTCTTCTGGATTTCCCACTAACTGACTGAAATCTCCTTTCATAACTCTTTCGCTTGTTTCAAAGAGCTGTATTGCTATCGAGTCGATTAATTCCTTTTTGGACAGAGATGCTTGTTCATAAAATTTGGTGACTAACTCTGTTGGCAACTTTCTTGAGACGACTTTAATGGACAGTCTCTGAAACAGGTAAGGTGCCACCACGCCCACACTGAAAGGGTGAATCCTCCCTGGATTTAATAATTTTATTGTGACGTTTTCAAAAACTAGCTCATTGATTTTACTATTTATGAATTCCATTAAATACTTATCTAATGATAATGTTACCGACGCAACCGCTTCTATCACTTGTTTAAATGGCTCGCCTTTCAAGGATTTAAAAAACTCTTTGTTATAACCAAAGAAATCCACAAAACCTAAATTTATTCGATTTTCTTCTTTAGTATTTGAAATGCGAATTTGAAGTTGTTTTAAGTCTTCATCGGTCAAGTATTTTAAACCATAGTCATCAAGCGCGTTACGTATAACTTTATCTGCAGATTCTAAGTCGATTACAGTTTTTACATTAAAAAACAATGATAACAATGAATCATACTTATGAACTCGCAAGGTTAAATCTGTTGCATTTGATGCGGTTACATTTATACGTCTCAAAAGATCAATAACTTTACTAATTGGTAGGCTGTTTTCAAAAATTTTGAATGACTCGTATTCAGATACAACATCTTTTATATACTTACTGATAGTATCAGACTTTATTTCCACCTCAACTTCGGTTGAGTAAGAATGAATTAGTGAGTTTGTAGTTTCAGCGATGTCATTTGATACATACAACTTATATTCGAAACAATCAGGAGCGGGAAGCAAACTATTATCAATAATGGAAAACAATAAAAATTTAATTATTTCTCTTAATGCTTGCGGTCTAGTTATTCTACCTTGCATTTTTTTACATTGTATTAAACCACTTACAACACCGTTATGGTATAGCACGCAGTCGCGTCCTCTTTCAGAAACTCCTTGCATTAAGGATATTGAGGATATATTTTTATGCTTTCCATCTTCAATTTCGTTCTTTACTAACAAATAACATAGCAACTCAAATTCTCGATCACCTAATTCTGAAAAGGGAAGCAATCCGATACCAGAATCTATAGTCCATGGTCTATATCCTGATTGAGCCTCGATATTAATTTGTTCGTCACTGATTTTTTTCACTTAAATCTCCTTCTAATCTTATTGACCTACTCCCTACATTGTAACAGGGGATGATGATAAGGTGTATCTTTCGAGCTATAAGCACGATAAATAAGTGATTAAAAATGACTCTTTAAACTATTTTAATTTAAAAATTAATTGTTAGTTCTAATTATGGTATGAGGGCATTTTCGGCATAGTTCTAACCATATACTTTGGTAAAAATGACTGTTACGGAACAGACCATAGTAATGCCTGCTATTGGCACGGAGCGGGCCGCCTGAGCGCCGTGGGGTCTGCAAACGGTAAGCATACCGATAACTATACGCTTGGCCTTAGTAACTTTTGCTCCCCTCAATAAATCCGCCATCTTTTATCGGACTGCAATGTCCTTCTTCATCAATCAGTTGCTCGTCTTTCAGGTAGGTATATCGATAGATAATTGAGCCATTATCCATCTCACCATTGGTTCGTTTCATTAGGAGAGTAAAATGTAACGGGCTGTCCCTATATCGAGCTATTCCATGAATATTGGCAAGTACCTCATATTGACGCTCAGGTGATAACCCTTTAAATACATCGAGATATCCATGGAATGTTCCATAGAGTGAAGAAGTGTAGATCAGTCGCTGCTCTGGACCAGTAACTTTAAGAGTAATTTGTTCACCCGTATTACAGGTTAGCTTGGCGGGAAATGTCTCAGCCTGAGCAGAAGAAATAGTCAAGCTTAAAATTATCAGGTAGCAATATTTCATGTGATTAGAATGTCCAAAACTAACATGTATACTCGGGATTCTATAACTAGTTGGATGTAGACCCAAGATGTATTGGACTATTCTTCGGTTGTAGTTGGTCAAATCATATATTTTATGTCAGCAATGTCTACTTTTGGCACATAGCAGACCAGAGACACTGGCGTAAAGCCATGGAGGATCGGTGGGAGGAGGTAAAAATCCTCTCATGCAAAAAATACGCAAAATCGATAACAGTTGGAAATCATTCAATACTCGCACTATCGGAAGTTCACCAGCCAGTCGTAGCACGTTCTTGCATATGACGTGGCTACGGGTTTCGAGACCGACCCGATCATCAAACGAAACATAAAATTAGCTCACATTATGAGGAAAGGTATCTTTTTGCGCTATGTAAATTCAAAGGGTTAGCCTCATTTTCCCGATGGCTTTCTCAACACTACTAGTTGTGAGCCCTTGCAATGTTCATTAATATACGTCTCACAAATAATTCACAGATATTGCAAAATGGATATTACTGAGTTTCCTTCTGGAGTAATTGAACACCTTGGCTGGTATGTATACCGATTGATTGATCCTAGGGACGGAAGCACCTTCTATGTAGGGAAAGGCAAAGGTAACCGCGTATTTGCCCATATGCGCGGTGAAGTGGCAGCGGCTGATGATGACGAGTTACTGAGCAACAAGCTAAAGCAAATCAGAGAAATAAGATTAGCGGGACTTGAAGTTATCCACGTCATCCATCGACACGGAATGACTGATGAAAAGACGGCGTACGAAGTTGAAGCAGCACTTATTGATGCCTACCCTGGGTTAACGAATATCATGAATGGTGCTGGCAGCAATGAATTCGGCGCCGCGCATGTCAAAGAGTTGATAGCAACATATCAACCCGAAACCATAACATTTCACCATAAAGCATTAATGATTTCCGTTAACAGAAGTGCAAAGGATTCAGAGCTTTATGATGCGGTTCGATTTAGCTGGCGCATTAATGTCTCTCGCGCCAGCCAAGCAGAAGTCATTCTTGCGACTGTAAGGGGAATCGTTCGAGGGGTTTTCATTGCTGATAAATGGCTCAAATCAACACGTGAAAATTTCCCTACGATGAAATACTGGGACGAGGATCCTGACTTTGAGGCAACACAAAGTTCTCGCTATGGTTTTGAAGGTCGAGAAGCCCCACCTGAAATAGCAAATCTTTATCTTGGAAAAAAAATACCAGATGAATTAAGAAAAAAAGGAGCTATGTCCCCGGTCCGTTACTCACCTAATTTTTGAGTCTTTAAGTGATAAGCATAAACCGCAGCACGATCTTGCATACGACGTGCTACGGTTTCATTTATCTCCGACCGGAAACTTCTTATACAGTGTCGATATACCAACATCATAGATGATCGCCACCTTCTGGCGAGGAACGCCTGATGCAATTAATCGACCGGCCTGCGCCCATTGTTCTGGTGTAAGTTTGGGACGACGTCCACCAATTCGTCCCTGTGCGCGAGCAGCTTCCAGTCCAGCTTTTGTTCGTTCAACAATCAGTTCTCGTTCCATTTCAGCCAGGGCACCCATCACATGAAAGAAAAAGCGCCCCATTGGGGTACTGGTATCAATTGAATCCGTCAGACTACGAAAGTTGATGCCTCGTTCGCGCAACTCCTCAACCAGAATGACCAGATGCCGCATACTACGCCCCAGCCGATCCAGCTTCCAGACAACCAGAGTGTCACCTGCCGATAATGTCCTGAGCAGTTTTTTCAGTCCAGGCCTTTCGGACTTTGTACCGCTTATCTTGTCTTCAAAAATCAGCTCGCATCCTGCACAGTTCAGCGCATTACGTTGTAGATCTGTGTTCTGGTCATTTGTTGACACACGTACATAGCCAATAAGCAT